GTAGTATCGCCGTGATTATCTTCGACCGACCTGTCCTCACGACATATCTGAATACCATCAACATATACTTCAGAGTAGCTATCGTTACTGTCGATGTACCCATGCACAGTTGTGTAACCGCTGCCATTTCTAACAGCGAAGCGCGCCTGTACTGTGTTCAACGAAGACTGGTGCCACCATGGCTTAGCGTTTCGATTTGCCGCTATAGGTCCAGTCACAGTCTCATCGTACACCGCATCAAGGCCACTATCGCGATCGTAACTGGTGAGTATCGTACGGTTTATCGGCTGCGATGCCGTGTACGGCGTATGATCGATATACCCCGCACCGTCTACATAAAGAACATCGTCTCGTGCGGCGTTATTATTATATGCGCCAGTAGCCGTTAGGAGCGAGTCATACCATGTAGGTGATCTAGGGTTGTATATCGTAGTAATCTTATAAGTCGAGACCCAGTCTTTAACATATGAGAGCGTCGTTGGCGTCGCACTAACCGGCGCAGCGTACGGCCCGTCTACTACCGAGAAAGCGCCATTAATATAAGACAGCGTGTACTGGTTCCTACTAACCGTATTTATGTTAGTAACTGTATCTATATCATACGAAGCGGCGCTATTTAAAACGCGCGTCCCCGTAGCAACGTGCGTCATATGCAGAATAGACACCACTACGCGATCAAAAGCAGCTGCCCGATTCCAAGAATAGCCGTCGATATTTATATCGTAGTTGCCATAGCTAGTCTCGGTAGATGTACCAACTTGTACTTGCGGGTCTCCGTTGTTATACGACGCAGAGCCCCCGAACAGTGCGACATCGCTTAGGTTAGCGTTGGAGAACATGTGCTCAGGTCCGGCGTAGTGCGCGATGGCGTCGTGCGCTGTAAAGACTCCCGGCATATTCACGCCGCCTATATCTATCTCTACTGTAACTCCGGACACTGCGATCGAACCGTCGATGTATGTGTACCCATCACCGTACAACGTCACTATCCCTCTAGGAGATCCCGGATATATAGTGTCTACAGGGATTAGCCCATACTCTACAAACCTCCAGCTCTCATCCTCTTCGAGTCCGGCTAGCCGGTCCACCCAAAAAGATTGGCTGATAGTTATAACCTCTTCGTCATACCCCGCCGTGTATTCGATATCGATCGAGTCCAGTACGAGCCCTTCGTCACCTACGTTAGTGACCTGAGTGCTTATGTCTGTATAGTCTTCATGCCCGACGAGCGTCCTAAAATAGTCGTGCTCAGGTATAGCGACGTAGTACTCTTGGTAATGGACCGCGTGTGATCCGCCAGATAATAGATCGTTCGGGATATCGTACATATCGATCTGTGTCCAATCAATAGTCCCCCAATTACCTGCAGACCTAAATACAACTACTGGGTCGCCGTTTACATCAGTCCCCGCCATGCCCGGGGCCTGCAGTACTGCTATGCGCGCGCCTTTCTTATACAGGAGCGAATCTTTATCTATAAAGCAAACAGCTTCGACATCAGAATACATGTGCGCCTGTTCATCTACGAACCCAGCAAAAGTATCTCTGCGCATCACCTCTAATCGCTTCGCCTTAGTCACTATGTCTACGCTGAAGTTTAAGTCTAAGTAATCGTAGCCCGCTGTAGGCTGCACTGATAACTTAAGATAATCGTACAGAGCTACTCCGCCTACAGCAGCTACGCGCTGGCGCGGCTTTATCGCTTCGCCAGTATCTCCGACCACACCTGTAATACTGCTCAAGTAATATGTAGCCCCATCTACCACTGCTGTGATAGCGGACGCTCTGTCTATTCTATTGAATACTATATGGGAAGGCGGCGTGTTATACAGCACACGCACACTTTTGGGCTTCGCTATGATGGTATTAGCCTCGTATTGTAGCGTTATCTTACGCCCAAGACGTTTAGCTTTTTTCTGTATGGCTATCGCTACTGCTATTACCGTATCCGGTATTCCCTTATATACGATCAGCTTCATTACTGCGTCCACGTACGCCAGATGCTAGCGCCCGGTAATGCCCTCTCTATCTTAGACTGGTTGCCGGTAAGTACGCCGCTCGCTATCTGTACTGGGAATTCAGCTGCTCCTGTTAGAGAGCCGAGACCGATGCCGCCAAAGTCTCGGTCAGTCTTAGCGTCCCATAACATCATAGAGCCTACGCCAGCGATGCCAGAACGGTTGATAGCGTTCAGTGCATAGTCGGTAGAACTCCAGTTCGCTTTACGAGGGCTGCCATCGAAGCCGAACTTGATCCAGTCACGAGCAGCGTCAATAGCTACCATCGCAGGGACGTACATCATCATCGCAGCAGCCGGTGCTAAGTTGCCGTGTTTTGAAAACTCAGTCCATGCACGACGCAAGATACGATCATGCATAGAATACATAAATGATTTGAGATGGAAGAACAACATCGCGTGAGGATCAGATGCCCAGATCGGACGCTGTGCTGCATTAGGTCTAAGTATCGCACCATCAACCCAACGGAACAGAGCGTTACGTACACGGTCGTCGCGCTCGAGTTTAGCTGCTGATACTTCGTCGCCGGCATTAGCTTCGCTTTCAAGTACTTCGCGACCCTGCCTTGTGAGCACTGCTACTTCGCCGTCGCTATTAAACGTAACGTCTCCAGCCTGCAGTCCCAGCTCTTCCATGAAGCGCTCAGAGTTTGAGTACTTACCGTCGTGGTGTTTCTTGATGAAGTTCTTGGCTGATGCCAGAGCCATAACCCTAGTCAGTTTCGTAAGTTGTGTCAGACCGATTGCGCGGAAGAATGCTTCGTTAACTTTCTTCAAGTTCGCGCTCATGTAAGTACCGCCGTACTGATACTCGAGCGCCTCGTTGGTCATGTGCGTATCGATAACACCGAGTCCGCGTGCTAATTCACTCATCTCTGAGCGAGCCAGCTTGCCGTCTTTCTTACCAAAATTCTTAATGCCGTTCTGTATTTCCTGCAAGCCCTGCTTGTAAGCTTTGAACGAAGAGTCCAGATCACCTGAGCGTACGGTGATACCCACGACGTCTGCCATGGAGGTGAACATAGATAAGCCTAGTATAGCAAGGTTTCTGAACACGATGACCGAGCTCATAGCTTTCTGTAAAGTCGGGTTGATCACTTGTCCAGGAGGCGCTGCCTTACCGAACAGGTCATACAGTTTGTTGTTCGTCTCTTTACCCAGAGTACCCAGCGCTGCGTTCACGTAGTTCTCAGCCATCTTCATCTGCTTGGGCGTCGCTCCGGATGCTTTGGCTTTATTGAGCAGCTCTTCTAGATGGCGCCCGTCAGTATCGAAACGCTTAGTATACTCAGCACGTTTAACCAGTGAGTCGATGTACTGAACCATAGTGTACTCGAGGCTACTGTTAAGGAACGGTGCCCGATCTTTAGGTTCTATCCAGTCGAGTGTGCGCTGGTTAACTGCTGACATCGCGGGTGTAAACCCTACGCGATTATCTGATGTGTTAGTCGGCGTATCGCCGTAGCCCATATTCTCAACGAGGTGAGTATATACACTCTCAGGCGCTCCGCCACCGGTGAAGCGCTTAGCGTATTTCTTCTGAGACAGCATGGCGATAAACGCTGTGCGATTGTCCATCATGTACTGCACGTCATACATGACTGGGAAGTATTTCTTACGGAACTGTATAGGGTTAATATCTTTTACGGTTTCGCCGTCGACATCTTTGTTGCTGACCATAGTCGATACGCCATTAGCTTCGGCGTACGCATACATGTCGTTAAACAGTTTGCGCAGGTCATTAACTGCTCGTTGTTCAGTATCTGGCAACTCAGACGTATATCCTTCTTGCGCATGTTTCAGTACGCGCTTCTTACCCGCTTCGTCGAGGTGCTCAAATATACGCTCTACCCGGTCAGTGAATTTACCGACGTTAGTAGCACGTGCTTCAAAGTAAGTGGTCGCTGTGCCTTTCTCATTACCTACGCGTGCGTGGAATAGTTTAGCTATTTCCTGAAGCGCAGGAATGTCCTGCATACGAGAGTCAGCAGTATATGTGAATGACTCAAGGTGTCCGAACATCCACTCGCCCTGTTCTTTTAGCGTATTAGTTATGCGAGCTGTCAGCGTATCCTTATATGTCTGCTTGAGGTCGAACGAGCGATCGTTCAAGCCCCACTTAACATCAGCATCGATCAACGCGCTCATGATGTGCTCTGCTTTATTCGCAGTGGTGTTTATCTGTAGCAGCTGCTTGATCCATGCCAAGAACTTCTGCATCACGGTCTCAGTCTTAGGACCTACTTCTATGATGCCAGCGTTCCATAACTGCACGCCCGCTGCTAGTGACTGGAGCGGAGCCCCTGCCATAGAGCCAGTAAGCTCCTCGATCTTCGCGCGTACGTGTGGGACTTTGAAAGCGTTAGTCAGAACGAGCTTCTCTTGTTGCGATAGTTTAGCGTCCATCCACCGAGCTATAGCGCTGCGAGCTGCTGCATCGTTGATGTCCTTCTGCGCGATGTAAGCGTCGACACCCATACCGTCTTCGAAGTACTCGCGCTCAGTCTTGGAGAACTTAATACCTTGGAAGTTTTTCTTCGTCTCTTTAGCTTGATTAGCCGCCGCTGCGTCTTGAGCATTCGCACTACCTCGCGTCTGCAGAGCTGTTAAGAATTTAGCTACCTGTGTATCAGGATCGCCTTTGAAATCTTTAAACAGTTTACGTAGTTTAGCAACGAGCTGTTTGAAGAAGCGGTCGATCGCGTTCTTAGGAACGATAGTCTCATCAGCTAAGAAGCGCGCGGCGTTGTCCGCGAACCATTCTTCAAAACTAAGCAGATAGTCCAGCTCATCTTTAGATAAGTTTGTTAATTTTGAATCAACACGGTTGCCTACAAAGCGAGCCGCTAAATGTATCGGCATCTTCGACTTGGCTACATCGGAGCGTCTTGCGCCTTCATTAGCCAGCATATCTTCGCGCCACTTATTAAACGCTTCATACATAGGGCCTGCGTTACCTATGTTCATATGCTGAGTAACTACCAGATGTCCGACCTCATGTGCGAGCGCTTCTAACTGCGCTGCCTGTGTCATGTTCGGGTTAATGTATATGCCGGCTGCTGATGCGAAACCGTTTGTTCGGGGGCCTACTACCTCATTGCCCAGCCCGTCTTTAGTAATCAGATCGGCACGACCCTCCGCTTTTAAGACCTCGACCGCTTCAGATACGCTCAGCAGTTTGGAGTTTTTTAGCCCTAACGATTTACGCCACTTAGCAGCAGTGCTCAGTACACTAGGCATTAATGGCTTAGGCGCGACCGGCTTAGGTGCTAGCTGCTTCTTCTTTTTCTTACGAGTAATTTTTACTGGCTTGGCAACCTTACGACCAGTATCGGAGCCTTGGGCTTTAGCTGGTTTAGCTGATGGGCTACCTACAACATCAGTCACTGTTCTACCAGTCAGCAGTCCTTCTATAGTGTTAGCTATATCTGTCTTACCAATGCCCTCTAAATCAAACTCGGGTATTTGCTTGCCGCCAATAGAGGCTTCGCCGCCTTCGTACACACGAGTCTCGTTACCGAGCCCTCCTTCGAACCCTATGTCTCCGCCCTGCTTATTAGCTTCAAACAGGTCGATCAGCGCAGCCTCTATTGCTTTGTTCTTGCTACGGCTAGCGCTCTCAACCCCTGCATGGAAATCAGGTTGTTGGCTTCTAGCTTCAGTGCTCTCTCTTAAGTACTGGCGCACCATACCAAGCGTAGTTACTTTGTTTACCCACGTACCTGCCTCGTTCTTCTCTTTCCTTTTATGGACGAAGATGACCTTGTCATCAGGTAGTTTAGATATGTTCTGTAGCACCAGCCCATGGTCTGCGAACAGGGAGGTCATCCCTTCGCTGAATGCGCTGGATATGTTCTTAAGATTGTCGTGACCTTTAGTACCAGTCTTAGTCGCCTTCGCACGCTGAGTTAGCACGCGGCTGATCATCGATGGGAAATTAACCTGTAGCCCGCGTTGCTTCTCTTTACGCACGACCTTTGTAGGTGCGGCGGCCCCTTTCTTAGCAGGCCCCGCAACAGGTTTTCTAGCCGCCTCTATTAAGGTAGCTTCGGCAGCGCTACGTGCGCTACCCTTATTAGGTGAGTCAAAACGCACCACACCCTTCTTGATCTTAGGGTTATTCGACGGAGACACGTCACGGCCGGTGAATGTCACCGTGGTATCGTTCGCGTCCGCTGCTAGTATAGGCGAGGTGTCCTTCAGCATCTTCTGCTTCTTAATGACGAAGAACTTACTCAGGAACTGCTTGGGGTCACTATCAGCTAGTTGTTTAAATGCTTCTACTTTTTTAGCATCAAGCGCAGAGTTTTTATTAGGCTTTATGTGCTGCCACAACTCTTTGTCTCTCGATATAACTTCGCCCGTCTCTTCGTTCGTAGACAGCTTACTGTCGATTATTTTCTTAGCTGCAGCCTGTATAATTTGCTCAGCAGAGAACTTGCCGCCCTCAGATACCAGTACTGGGCGCGCATCAACTCTGCGCCCTGCACGATCGCGCATATCTAAACTTTTAGTCTTGCCGGTCTTAACAGATTCTACTACTGCTTCAGACAGCGGGGTCTTGGTATACACGAACCCGCCGCTGGAAATTTCATCTTTATCGCCAAAGCCTGTAATACCAGTGTCATCGTCAACTAGGGTGTCCATCTCGGTAGTAGCTGCGGAGGAGGTCAGCGCCTTAGTTATATCCACTGCGTTAAAGTGGGGGGTGTTCTCGTTCCCTTCCTCTGCCGCACGACCTTTTATATCTTCAACAGTAGCGCGGAACTCTGTGCTAGTAACATACGACGCGGGGCTATCGAAATCAGCCTCCAGCTCGTTGCCAGCTTTATCACCATCCTCTTCAAACGATGTGAGCGCCGCTTCGCCTTCTTCACGAGTATTACTCTGTGGATCCATACGCTCACGGATATCTTCGATAATATCGAACACACTGCCTTGGTCGCTGCCATAACGGATGTCTAAATCGTCGAGCACATCAGTATCGATCAGCTCAGGGTCCCGTGCGTACTCAGATATTGTGAGGACGTCGTTCATCTGTTCGTCGGTGTCACTCAGTATTCCGCGTTCTTTTAGCACGTCTTCTGTAGTAGATATTTCGGACAGTGCTTGGCTGAACTTAAGTGCCTGCTTGCGCACGTCAGGGTCCTGCATATCTTCATTAGAGAACGTATCGATCTCAGCCATCACTTCCGGACGGTCAGAGAAACGAGTGCGTAGCTGATCAAGTGTGTTACGTATCTTAGCGCCGCCGAGCTGATCTGAAATCTCCAACCCGTCTATAGTGTCGCTGAACGTGTCGATGTTATCAGCGCCTTTATTAAGTACGCCCTGTACTGCGCCACCGAAGCCGCCGATGCTACCACCGAGCAAGCCGCCGGTTGCGATAGCGTTGCGCATCTCAGCTAAGCCTTCTTCACTGAATATGTCAGCGTTTTCGTTTAGGAATTTATGTGCTCCGCGTTCAACAACAGTCTGTGCGCCCTCAGTACCAGCCTCGAGAGCTGCCTGAGTAAGTGTACCTTTGGCAATAGCTGAGCCGACTGATTTGCGTATCGCACCGGTCGCTGCTTTATCTACACCGAAGCGTTTAGTAAGACCGATGAACGGGAGTGCTTCTAAACTACCCGCTACTGTACCGAACCCTAAAGAAGTAAGTGCTCGCTCGCGCGGGGTAGTGGTATCCCTGATGTGGGGATCAGATTGAAGTTCTGGGAATATAGAGCCGGTCTCTAACGCGCTTGCGCCTGTGACCATACCTGCTGTGCCCGCTGCTGCTGTGGTGGGCAGTGCTGCTTTAGGTAGTGCTGCACGAACAGCGCCTTTCACGCCCATGCCTGTAGGTCCGCCTAATAACATCGAGCCCATGATAGGTAGCTGCTGACCTATCGCGCCAATCGCCCAGTCTGTGAAGCTGTCGATATCATGGACATCGTCAACTGTCTGTATGTTCGGTCCGAACTGTTGGGCTTCTTCTTGAAATCGTTGAGACTCCATTACGGCAGCGTCGGCAGCCTCGTTATCACCGACGAACGCCTGAGCGGCACCCTCTAAACCAGATGTTATAGACGAGACTTGGTTGAGGCCAGAGCGCAGGCCTTTTTGAAACTCATTTTGTCGTACAGGGACTAGGCCAGTGCGTGGATCAGCCAGTGACGCAGCTGGTGCTTTTCGTAGTCCTGTTCTTGGGTCTGTAGGCATTATCTCTGCGCATTACTTAGTGACTGTCCGCCGCTACCGCTTGATAGCATCTTAGTAAAGAAGGCCCGTGTATTCGGGTCCTCCATCTCGTCCAGCGGAAATAGTGGGATGAACTCGTCCTGCCCGTTCTCGCGCGGGACTGACATGAATACAGTGTTATCATCTCCGCCCATCGCCATACGATCAACAGTCTCTCGGTTGATCGCCAACTCGCCATTATCGTTCATAATATCTCCTACATCGAAATCAGAACTGCTGAAAGCATCGATAACTCCTTGGAGCACTCCGCGATCCATAAGCGGTGCGATCTGCTTGGCTGTTATCTCGCCGGCTACTACTGACTGTGCAATAGATGGGTCGAAGCCACCAGTCAGTGCTTGGTTAAAAGCAACATCTTGGATATTTTTTATCTTGGCTGCGTTCTCAGAAGATTGGCTTCCGAACATATTTGTGTCGCCTTGCAGCGCAGTCAGATTGTCCAAGATGCTTACAGCTTCTTTGCCGACTGTATCTAAGCGCTCCTGACCTGCGAAGCCAGCTCTGGCATTCGCTGCATTCGTTCTAGCTCCGCGTAATGTGTTCATTACGTTCTGCCCTTCTATAGAAGAGCGTGCTTTAGCTTCGGAGACATTTATATTACGCGCTTCTTTCTTAGTAGTGTTCTCTCGTTTAGCGATACGCGTAGCTGCGTTGTATGCGGCTAGATCACCGATGCCGCCAGTAGCTCGTGTACCTGAGTCCTCCAGAACATCGAAACCTGAACGGAACTTACCTGCCTCATCAGCGAGGAACTCACGATTAGATCGAGCTGCGCCTAGCCCCTTGCGAGGCTGTGGCTGCCCTGCTGCTCCCGGCGCTTGTGCTGCTGCGTCCTCAGCGGCTGGTCCTGCTGGTTGTTGCGGTGGCGGAGGTGCTGGTTGGTCATCACCACGCACGCGGTCAATAAACTGGCGGAACGGGTCGCGCATGCCAGAGTTAAGCCCTCGGAATTTTTCTAGGTTCTGAGCAGTATCGCCGGGGAGCGCAGCGGCGGCTATGCCGGTGCCCCCAGTAATGCCTGCGTTGGCAACAGTGTCGAGGAAGCCCGCGCCTACATTGAGGCCGGTATTAACTGGGTCGTTAATAACATCGCGCCCAAACTGACCTAAAGTCTCCGGGAGATCAGAAATAAAACCAGTTGCGTCGTCCATCAAACCGCCGCTGACGTCGTCCTTACCCGCTATGAACTTATCTTGTAACGCTTCGATACCTTTATCAGCACCTGCAGCTACAGCTGCTGGGCCGCCGAAGCGTCTTACCTGTCGGCCGCCAGCTCGTAGCCCGCGGTTGGTCATACTGCGTTGCTTAGGAGCGTCGGCTTTTGCTTGTTTATTATTAAATCTTTCTTCTGCACGTTTACGCGATATGCCTTCTTGCGTGCCCACAGTTGCACCGGCAGCTAATGGTTTAGCAGGTCGAGGTGATGGCGGTTGTTGAGGTCCTGCATTACGCGCGCGTACGCGATCGTTAGCTCTGCCGGCTGCGCCGCCAGTAGCTGCCTTAACTTTGCTCGCACCTGTATCGACAGCGCCTTTGACTTTGTTCGTAGCCCCAGTAGCCGCAGCTTTCACATCAGCTTTAGTAGTACCGCGCAGGTTTTGTACGCCCTTGCTTACTTTCTTACCTACCGAAGTATCGGCTACCTTAGCTGCGCCTGCCTTAACAGCGCCAGTGACTTTGCCGACTTCCTTACTGCCTGCAACTGTGTCTTTAACACTCTTACCAGCACCGCGAAGACCGCCGACCGTCTTGTCGATGATGTTCTGCTTTTTAGGTTTTCTTGCTCTGCGTTTTTTCTTATCGGCCATGGCTCTCTACCTATGTGATTTCTACATCGACAGCACTCGCTAGTGCGCCCAGTGATGTATAGAATTCTTGCCACATCTCTGCGGGTTTTGTGTAATTTTCAATTCGTGCTTTCATTAACGCTATGTTGTGATCAGAAAAATTCCTCTGCTCCATCATGCGTAAATTGCCCAGCGTTTGGTTATACTCATTAAAGTATTTCGTTGCTTCCATCCCAAGACCTGATTGCCCAACTACGAGATCCGCTTGTGCCGATGCTGTGCGCGCTGCGCCATCAGATTGCGCTATCGCCACATCTGCAGAGGCTCTCTCAGAAGCGACTTGTGCGGTGTACTTGCGTACATCAGAATCAAACGCTGCGAGCTGAACGCGCTGCTCGTCTAACTGAATGGCCGCTGTCTGTACCGATATATCTGATGCCGACTTAGCTGCACGTGCTTCAGACTCATACGCATTTACCTGCGTCTTATACAGATCTACTCGAAGGCCTTCTGCGCCCACCTGTGCCGAGAAGGCTTGGATCTTAGCGACCTCAACGTCTACACCGATGCGATGTGCCTGCACTTCAGAATTAAATACGGCTAACTTATTACGCTCGATGTCACTGCGTATTTTAGCCGCTTGCATCTCAGTATTATATATATCGATGATCAAACCGGTCGCACGTACCTGCGCGCTGTACGCGTCGATCTGCGATTTATTCAAATCAATCTTCAGTGCCTCGGCTTCAAGCTGGGCCTTCTGCGCTTCGAGGTTCGCTATCTGCCCACGTATCTGAGTGTTCCATGCGTTCGCGTATTGTGCATATGCTTGTACGCGTGTGTTATATAGTTCAACGTTTGCGTTAAACGCACGCAGTGAAAAATCGATCGTGGACTGTGCTGCTGATAGCATACGTTGTTGTACAAAACCAAAGTGCGTAACCATGGTCTGGTTCAACGTAAGGGAATTAGCCAGCACGTTCTCACGAGATTTGCGTATCAGATCAGCTCGCTGAATACTGACTTCTCGGTTAGCTGCTGAGATTTCGTCAAGGGTTTTTTGTTGGTTCTTGCGCAACAGCGCCGCCAGCGTGCCAGTGGGCAGCTCGAAGCCACGCGATGCCATAGTTTCAATAGTTGTTTCTTCATTAGTAACTCCGGCGCTAGTAGCGCGGTCTACTTCACGATCGAACAGTGCTTCTTCGTCGGTGTGGTTAACACCCCAACCTCCGTTTCGTAAATCATCCAGTATTAAGTCACGCAGCGCTACTAGCTCTTCAGAGGAGTATTCCTCTTCCTCATAAAAGAACTCAGCATCGGGCGCTAGTAAATCATCCGGTACGTCAGGGAACACCTGCGTAAACAGCGGGATCGAAATTGATTCTATAGATGGTAACGTAATGTCTGATAACTCAGGCACCGATGGAATTGATACTACTGGTGCGTTAGGTGTCAGTATGTCGTTAATCACAGGCGCAGTAGGCGCAGATGAGATCGTTACTGAGGGTGCAGACGGTATATTAAGTGCGGGCGGCGTCGCATTAAGTGATGGCGCTGTTATTGGAGCGACTTCGGAGGTGCCCGATATAACGGGGGCTTCGGGGATCTTGTCTACAGTAATTTCGGCAGCGTTATAACTATCTGCTGCGGCATCTAGCGCGGTGTTTACTGACTCAAAATCACCGGGGCTTCCAAAACTGCCTACGATAGTACCCAGATCGGCGAGCTGTCCAGATATATCCGGCACGTCAAAAGCGTTGCTTTCTGGGTTTAGCCGCTCTTCCATATTGCGCAGCATGTCCGCCATCTTCTCTGCCGCTATAGCTGCTTGGTCAGTAACAGCTGCCGCGTCGATTATGTTTGTAGGTGAACCCATTACTGCGCCTTCCGATTATGTTGTTGTACATACACGCTCAGGTCGTCGATCAAGAAATCAGCGCCTGCGACGTTCTTAATACCATAGCTCCAGTATCTAGACTTCAGCCCTTTCGCTATCGTAGCGCGTCCGCGTTTAATTCCACTGGCGCTCGATACGTGCTTAACGCTATATTCGCGTATTTCGTCCTCTCCGTCCACTATAATCTGTATGTTCAGATCGCCTGAAGAGTCCGCCCGGTATCCCACATGGACGGCTTTAACACGTTTAAGGTCTTCGGTTCTGAAGGAATCGAAACCAAACAGGACGTCAGCAGCAATATCGACAGTGTTGTCAGTATCGCCTGTGAGCTCATATACGCCATCATCTGAAACTCCTATATTCTTACCGAACGCGTTTGTTACGAGCAGGTAATCAAAATTGTCGTATTCGCTAGTGCGCTGGCTCTCTGTATTAAATACCCAGCCTGAGTGTGTCAACGTCGCAGTAAACTGCAGGTAGCCTGTAGCTACTAGCGATGGTAGTGTTATGTTTGCTGTGAGTATGCCAGAGGATATGATCGCACTGACCAAAGAATCCATTGTAAACATTGGCAGCTCTACATCGCCTGTACTCGCTGTTCCAACGGCGTTTACGCCGAATGCAGATAGTAAAGGCAGTGCCGTGTCGCCATCGATGATCGGACTGTTCGCCGAAGCGCCCGTCATGGTCATTATTGGGAGCGTTATGTCCGCATCTAAGAAGCGAATATTTCCAGCGCCGGCTATGATCGTCAGCGACGGGATAGTCATCGTACCAGTAGATACGGTGGAGCTGATCATCGCCCCTTCGACTTCTAGAGCTGGGAGCGTTATATTGGCAGTGTTGTCCCCGGCTGCTACTACTTCCAGTAATGGCAGTGTTACGTTAGCTACGTTAGCAGTTCCGGCAACTACAGTACCTTCGACGATAAGCGCGGGTAGCACCATACTCGAAGCCCGTGTCTGTTCCATATCCGCAGTTGCTGTCAGCGCAGGCAGCGTTACTATCTGGTATTCGAGATAGCCGTCGGCTGTTAGCGCGGGCATTGTCATACTGCCGCTCAGCCGCACTTCGACTTCGCCGGTAGCTGTTATCTCTGGCGCTACTGTTACTGCGACGCTTGCTTTGAGCTGCGTGCTAGCTATAGCGGCTATTGTCTGGGCAAGCGTTACTGAGGCATCGGCGTGTATAGTGCCGCGCCCTGTTGCAGATACCGTAGGCGTAATAGTTACACCGCCGTCGGTGTGCAGTGTTTGGTTACTCGCTGTTGCAGATATCGTAGGTGTAACAGTTACATCGCCATCAGCGTGTACAGTTAAGCGACCTGTAGCGGAGATCGTAGGTGTAACAGTTACATCGCCATCTGCATGAGGTGATGAGATCGCCGTCGCGGAGATGGTGGGCGCTACTGTTACGTCGCCGTCAGCAAGTATAGGCGGTGTGAATGCCGCTGTAGTTAAGTCCCACGCAGTGCCTAGCGTGTACTGCTGTACCTCAGTGCCGCCGTTACATACATACAGCTCAGTACCGTCAGGCTTGAACCACGTGCCCCATTCATTACCCGCATCCTCTGTAAACGTGAAGGACTGGCCAGTGTCATAGCCGGCTGATGTTATGTCATCAGGAGTGCTCAGCGTGTATCTATGTATGTCAGAGTAGTAAGAAGCGAACAGCTTAGTACCGGAGTCTCCTAAAAACAGCGCTATGCCGCTAGTTACCTGCGCACTCACATCGTGACTATTGCTGTTATACGTTACAGTCCCTGTTATGTCCCACGCCGTGGTTATGTCGTATTCATATACAACCTTGTTCACCGCCCCCACAACGTACATCTTGTCGCCGTCATCATTGAAGGTCAGGCCTTGGGGGCCGGCCTCCTGCGTGGCTACTGAGTATGCCCCGTCATCCGTGGCGCTAGTTAGGTCGTACGCAGTGCCTAGTGTGTATTGGCGAACATTGTCATCGTCATTAGACATGACGTACAGCTTAGTGCCGTCGCTCTTAAGATATATGTCTCTTGGGGACGTAGCGGGGCTAGTAGATAATGTTTGGCCGGTATCGAATGTGCCGGTACTAATATCCCACGCAGTGCTCAGCGTGTAGCGGGAAACATTATTCCCGCTATCGCCTGCCATGTACGCCTTAGTGCCGTCGGCACTGAGCGCTATGCCTCGACAGCTGGTCGTCAGATCGCCAGTACCGACAGCCACAGTAGTAACATCGCCGTCGATGCGAATCTCTGTAGTGCTAGATGCACCAGTGTCAGAGGTTGTCATCAGACGGAACCATGTAGCTGTGCTCGCTGCAATAGCAGACAGCTCTTCCCATGCCGCAGAGTCAACAGACAATACGCCGTTAGAAATAGCTGCGAATGCGCTCGCTGGTAAGTCTATAGAAGCAAGCAGTGTACCTGCACCGACTACGTCGTTAGCAGAAGTAGGCTGTGTGCCATTATAGATATCTAAGTTACCGAGATCGAAAGCTGTCTCGATAGCAGTTGTACCTGAGAGCATGTTGTCACGCAGGCCCTGTGAAAATTTTGCGTTAGCCATAGGTTACTCCTTATGCTGAAGGTAGGGTTACGTCGAAGCTGGTTATAGTCTGAACAGCTGCTATTACGATCGCTGTAGAGCTCATATTCAACTCGCCGCCGGAGGTAGCAATTGCGCCATCCATACGAGAACCAGTTGTGCTCGCTAGTGATGGGTCATCAGTTGCTTCAAACAAACGGTAGTAACCCGCTGTGCCTGTAGCGCCTGCTGTGCCTGACCATGTTTCTGCCACAGCTTTTGATATCACACCAGCGACAGGAGCGTCGAAGTTAATACCAACAGCTGCGCCATCAGAATAGATCGTTGCAAGTAAAGTGCCCGATGCCGGGTCGTCTGAACTTGTAGGTTGAGAACCGGAGTAAATATTAATAAACGACGCGGTGAACTCGGTTTTAAAGTCTGCAGAACCCAATAGTGCTTGGCGCAGGCCTGTTGATAAACGTAATGCCATGATTATATCCTCACTTTTGGATTACTGAAATAATATGATTTTGCCCATCTTCCTGTCGGAACATGGACGTGCCTTTTAAGCCTTTAGGAATCGCTACATCTGACTGCGTAAGGTTGTTTACCGAACCATCCGGCATCCCCACACAAAGCCCTTTGTGGCTCATCCATGCTGGGAGTATATCAGAAACTGAGCCATCTCCAAGCAACGCACCATCAATATGTGTGCGTGTCCCTCTTACTGCTCCATAAGGCGCTACGATCTCCATTGTTGCGTTCTCTAGCGTAGAGCCCTTAATATAATATGTCTTAGCATCAGTGGCGATAAAAACTCCGCCCTCAAGCACTGCTATGATGTTTACCGGTGCTGGGAGCTGAAACGTATTCTCCAGATCCACGTGTTCATAGTCGTACGGCTCTGACATGTACACCAACGCATCTTTAGCATACATCATGCGGTTGTTGCGCCCCATGGCGATGACGTCGAACGCGGGTGGTGGAGTCTTGAATTGCGTGCGTATCGCGTGGCGTAAAAACCTAGCGTTCCCGTTATGTACTGTGGTCGCCGTCGTATTAGCTACGTTGGTCGCATAGTATAGCTCTGAGCCATTAGGCAGAGAACAGTAGATGTTAATGCTCACTACGTCAGGGTCAGTGCTTGCGATGTGCGAGACCTCAACTGCTCTGTTTTCTTGATCTAAGTCAATAACGGCTGCGACGCCTGCACCGCTCTCGTGCCCGTCCGTGCGTACATAGGTATAAAGCAGCTGATACCGGCCTTCTGTCATATCTCCAGACAGGCTCGGTGTAAGCGCTGGCTTAGGTGGCACCTCGATGCCCAGCCTGCGGTCCGTGTTATCAACGATCCTACCTGTCTCTATACCGTTAGAGTAGAAGAGCTTATCGCCCGCCTTACGCGCGCACAGGCTGCCAGTAGGCGTCAGGTCAGTACGCAGTGCTGTAGTGTTATATCCGACGTCAACGTTAGTCAGGGTGTCGTCTTGGAGCAATAGCAGGAAGTCGTCGCCGCCAGCAGCTGCGTCTATCGTACCAGCGCCCAGTGCTAAGACAGATGTTGCTCCTTTACGGCGCTTGATCTTGTTGGCACGAGTGATGTCGACATTAAGTGCTTTGACGAGACCGCTATGTCCGACCTCAACAGGGTCGTCGACCGTCGCCAGCCCGGGGAATTTGTTAACCGTTACTGTGGGCTTCTGAGAGTTTCTGGACACTACAGCCCACCGTAGCGAACTGTGCCAGTGTGGGAAGAGTACCGTTTGCGAGTCATATCACGCTTAACGTCACGATGGAATTCCATAGCTTCGCCTTTAGCGCGATCTGCTAGATCCTGCTCAAAAGTATCGACGTCGTTCTTACTGTACGCCAAATATTTCATATACAGTATCAACCCGCGCTGATACTCACTCTCTGTGATCTCGAACGTCGCCGAGTTCTCTGTAATCTCTTTGAGTGGCAAGCGGTACACCTGCAGCTCCAGTGTATCGTCGATAACCGGTATGCTAGCAAGGCGGCCCTTGTTGTTCTCCATATCAGTGACGAGGAAGCGAGGCGTGCCTGTTGATTGCTGCCAGCGGTATGTAGTAGTGAAGTTGAACGGAGAGCCGTATGTATCGATGGTATTAGGCTGGTCCTCCATCTGAGCAAACGTCACAGGTGTAACTTTGTGGCCTGTACTGGCTAGCTGCGCGATGCGGATCTTAGTGATACGCGCATCGAGAGCAACCCATGGGTCATCTGCGGTAATAGCCACTTGGGCGATACCGACAGTAGACGCATCAGAGAAATAATCTGTTTTACGGGCAAACTGCTTAGCTGCTTCGTCCAGATAATTATAGACCTCTAAGTCCGTCCACAGTGGATCATCCTCATCGGTGTCGTCTACGGTAAGCCTGAACAGCTCAACTACTTCTTCTGGTGTCATCGCCTATGCCTCAGATTACCCTCTGTACTAATACTACCACTTAAACCGCTTCTTTATCCACGCTATGAGGCGACCAAACCAGTTGGCGGCTTTGGGGCAGCCACCACTATTAAGAACGTTATAGGCGCCGAAAACATAGATTCACGTCCGTCAGTATCGACGTCGGTGATTACCATCTCGTACTCGCCCTCAGCTAGTGGATTACCAAGATCCGATACCGGCATGGAAAAGTCATTAGCTTCAGATACGGCAGTGAACGTTACTTCCGCAGGCGAACCGCCGGCGGGGTATATGAACACGTTATATCCACGACGATCTGCCGGTAAATACGGCGTACCATCTTCACGCTCGCTTGCGCCTACCCAGCTAAACTGGTTGGGGTTGTTCATCTCTTAGCTACCTTTTTTCTTGGTGGTGCTTTCTTAGGAGCGGGAGCTGGCTTCTCTTCTACTGCTTCCAGCGTTTTTTCTATCTCTACAGCAGCTTCTTTTTCAGCAACCTCTTCAATCTCCTTATTTGTTTCTGCTACCTCAACAGCAGCAGCTTTCTTCTCCATCTCTCCTTTCTCCATGTCCGCTTTAACGGCGGCGATCTCGGCTTTCTCTTCCTTTGTTATAGTCAAGTTGCTCGGGTCGTCTTTCGATGCCAGCTTCTTAGCTCGCGCTACCCATATCGAATTACGCTCGTTCATCTCTAAGTCGATACCGGTTAAGCGGTAAATCGCTTTGAGCGACGGCAAGCCGTCTGCGCCAAATGACATGCGGGCGTTATCTGCTACCAGTTTGTCCATAGCGCGTGTGATGGTTTCACTGCGCTCTTCGCCCTGTACTTCGGGCTGTTTAGCATACGGAGCCTCTACGTGCTCTACGTTTTCTTCATCGAGCGCTACTGCGCCGCAGCGCATAGCTTCTGTGTGCAATAGAGGAGGGACATACGACGGTACGTCCTTCTTAAACTCTACGCCATATCCGAAACCTGAAACGTTAAAGTCACGCTTCATTACAAACATGTTTTTATTATCTTCACTCATGATACACCCTCAAAAATTTATAAAAATACCGGGGCCTAAGCCCCGGTATTTAATGCTTCAAAACAACCGTTATGGCTGGTTCTCGTTGGCACGAGAAGTGATGATATACATCACCTCAAGGTAGCCAGCGCCAGTAGTGGGAACGCCACCACCAGATGTCCACGTTAGCTGTACGACATCGCCTAGTGTCTGTTCGACACCAGTTGGCACTAAGTCTGTAAGACCTGTTGCCTGCACTGTAGTAGCAGCTAACGGAGCTCCGCCACCAGTTACTTCGATTGTGTCCGAAGTAGTGGAGTCGAAAACCTCAGTGATGACCATCGTACCCGAAAGTACGATAGCGCCAATAGGTAAGTCGATAGCTTCGACAGCTACACCGTCTTCCATCTCTGCGAGAGTGAAAACTTGGCGCGCTACCAAAGGCCATTGACGACCGTTGTTTTTGTTTGCTGTTGTGATAGCCATTTTACGCTACCTCCTTATGCTGGTTTCAATGCTACGTCGATAGTCAGAACACCGAAGTCTTCTTCTGTACCGGAGTAGATTGAGTTATAGACTGGTTTCTTCAGACCACAAATCTTACCAACAGATATGCCTTGCTGGTTCTCATAGTCGAAGCCCTTTTCTTCCCAGTACGGATCGCCAATATCAGCGTAACCCATAGCTTGCGCACCACACATAAGAACACGTGAACCGTCAACTAAACCACCAGTACCCCAAGCAGCGCCAGAAGCAGCGTTCTTAGTGTTATATACATGGCGATATTCGTAGATAGCTAAGCCGTCAACATAAATGACGTTAGTGCCTTTGAATAGCGGGTTGCTCGCAGAACGAGGAAGTGCATCGCGCCAAGCCTGATTAAACTTAGTGTCTTTTTTCAGGTTAGCGATACTGATTGGATCCATGAAGACGTTGTACACTTCTGTACCGGCTTCACCACGAATCGGACGGATATAGTTATCCACTGCGTATGCTTTCGCATCCAGCAGCATGTCGTAAGTAGGTAGATCACCGACAGTGAAGTTCGCTGATGTGTTCAGGTTATCACCTGTATCAGCAGTCATCAGACCGGTTGTACTGTCCCAGCGACAAGCGCGACGAGCAGAAGGAGCCGTAACATCAGCAGCATACTCAAGGAACGGAAGATCCGAACCTACACGTACAGCGCCTTTGTTAGTCAGGCTATATGCAACGCCTGACAGTGTCAGGAATGCCAGTTGGTCCATACGATCGGCCAGCCAGTATGCCAGTACGTCCAGCGAGTTTTCGCGGAATGTAACAACAGACTTCTGATCAGCCATACGGCCTTCATGACGGTTAGCATGA